GTTAACACCAGTTACACCTGTAGTTACATTACCTCTATCTTCAACAGCAGCAAATAAACCTTCAGTACCTACAACATCAGCGTCATCACGTAAATAATCGTCAACATCGTTAGCAACACCTGTTTGACCAGGAGCACCAATATTGTGATCGTTGTCAGATCCAACTTCACTTTCTAGCATTGCCATTTCAATGTAGTCAGTAAATCTAGCTCTTGTATCAGCTTCAGCTTTTAGATACCATAAGTAACCTGATTGCCCGTTTTCAGCAGATACTTCAACCCAACCAATTCTAGATGCATCAGATCCTGATACTTCGTAGAAGTCTTTCATAATAATTGGCTTGTTAGTAAAAGTTTCAAACTGTGGCTCGTTAGCTTGGTGTCTTTCTGTAGTTACACTAGATGGAGTAGCACCAGTACTAGTATAGTAAGCAGTACCTTTTCCATATTCAGAACCATAAACTAATAATGTAGATGCATTAGCAGTTGTAAGTGCAGCTATTGCTCCAGAGTTGTAACCTCGAACTGTACAAGCAGCACCAGAAATAGCAACAACGATAGCTTTAAATACACCGTTAGCATTTGCTATTATAACAGTATCGTTAATTCTAACACCGTGCGTTTGTCCTGATATTGCTACGCCGTCTATGTTTTTAGTAATTGTAAAAACGTTTTGAGAAGACATGTTACCAGTATATGATAAATGTAGTCTTGATTGTTCAGACCATACGACTTGATCAGACGTCATAGCCTCTTCTGCACCAACTTGTGATAGGAAACCAGAAATTGTTCTAGGTCCGAAAACCTCAGCTTCTTTTTCCATTAAGTCTGGCAGGTATTGTTGTCCCCACGAGTTTGCAGTTCCCGTGAAATCTAGGTAATTTGTAGCAAACGTTTGCTTTGTAGTAGCAGGCGTGCTATTCAAATTACCTCCAGCAGTAATACTCATAATTTTGTAATTTTAAATTAGTTATTTATTTATTTTTAATTTTAAACTTAAAAGTAGGAGAGGTATCATCGTTAAGTATTCTTACTTTTGGTCCACTAGTGTTATCGTTTGAAAATGCTTGCCTTGGGTCCATATTTATATTTTTTGCCTTAGCAACACTTTCTTTTATAGCATCAGCTTTACCTTGTTCATAAAAATGCTTAGCAATAGCGTCGGGATTCATGGCTGTATATAGAGACTTATGATAACCTTTAGCATCTGACATTTCATTGTTTTCATTCAAGAACTTCTTGACAAAATTATTAATGTCGCTTTGTGTTTCTTTTACCTCACCAGCATTATTCACGTTAAACCGATATTTTTTATCACCGACGTTATATTCAAAACCTTTGAATTTATCGTTAAAAACTTGTTGAGTTTTTAATTTAAAAGTATTAGTTTGTTTGTCCGCTATTTTTTTATTCTCTTCGCTTTCTTTGTTGTATCTATTAAAAAAGTTTACAGCTTTTTGTTGTTCGGTAGTTAACCTAGAACCAGCTTTAACTTCTTCATAGTATTTAGACTTTTGCCCGTCTAAGTGGCTTTTAGCGTTGGCAACTTGCTCTTTTAACGCTATTTGTTTTTTTCTTATTTCTCTTGCATCGTCCTCTTCTTCGTCGTAAGAAAATGAATCTTCAATTAAAAAAGTCACTTCATCATCAGTTAGATGTTTTTTAGTTTGTTTATAATACTCTCTTAATACTGTCATATCGTCATAACTAGAATAATCTTGGTTAAGACGTACGTAGTCTTCTAATGTACCACCAGTTTCTTCCATAAAATCTACAACTTTTTGTAAATTCTCAGGTATTGCTTGCCCGGTTTCTTGAGCTTGTTCTATAGCTTCTTCGACCTCTTCAGCTAATTCTTCTGTTTGCTCTTGAACCTCTTCTTCAGTAATTTCTTCTAATACTGGAGTTTCTTGTGCTTGTTCTTCCGGTTGTACTTCTTCTTGTTTTTCTGTGGTGTCGGCATCTTCAACGAGCTCAACCACTCTGCTGTCGTCAGCGTTATCTTCTTTAACTTCATCTGTTTTTGGTTTACTTAAATCAACAACGTAATCGCCGTCTTCATTAACATTTGGTTTTTTAGTTTCTTCAACTGGTTGTTCAGTTGCTTGTGTAGTTTCTTCAACTACATTTTCTACGTTTTCTTCCATAATATAATATAATAATAATTAATAATTGTTATCTAGGATCAAAGACGCCTAAATCAAATCCACCTCCTAATATATCATTACCTGCGGACTCAAAGTTTTTAGGTTGTTTTTTATTATTTCTTTGATCAATAAGCTCACTTTGTTGTGTAGCTTGTATTCTAGTTCTTTCGTCTTTACGATCTTCTTTTTCTTTTTCTTTTGACTTTTGACCTTCAACTTCCATGCTTTTTAATTGCATATTCATTTGAAACTCTAGCTCCATTAGTTGTTTTTTAAACTCAACTTCTTGAGCTTGTTTTTGAGCTTCTAATTGTGCTTTCATTTGTTCAAGTTGCGCTTCTGCTTGTGCTTTAGCCATTTCTTTTTGAACTTCTAATTCAGCAGCAGCTTGTTGTGTTTGCATGTTGGTCTGTGCTTGCATCTGCATATTTTGCTGTTGCATCATTTGATCTTTTTGCAACTTTTTTTCTCTTCTTAATTTTAATAATTGATTTGCTAATTTTACACTTTTAATTTCTCTAAGATCAATTGCATCTGCAAGTTCTATTATTTGTTGTTGTAATGCCATTTGTATATTGTTTTCAAGCATTGCCTTTTCTTCTTCATCAGGCATTAGTTCTATAAATATACCAAAGTCATATAAATGCAAGTTTTGCATTTCTTCTAAAGTCGCAACATTATGAGTACCTATAGCTTGTATAAACGCATCTCTTGTTGGCGAGTACTCTATAATATCTGATATTCTAAGTGACAGACACTCTGCAACTTCTTGTGTTAAAAATAAACCTGCTTGTAGTATGTGTCTTGTGGCTGTATTACTATTTGCTGCTGCCATTTTTTGTATACCAACTAAAGCATTTTTATCTGGCGTACTACCATCTCTAGCTTCGTTAAGACCAGTTACATCTCTTATCATTTGTAAATAATAATTGTAATTGCCTATTAACGCCTGCATTTTATTACCACCGCTACCGCTTGTTATTTCTTGTATAGGTACTTTACCAGGATTCATATCACCTTCGCTTGTAAACGATCTACCAATAACAGAACCTGTTTGAAAAAACATATTTAAAGCTTCTTGCGGACTATAGTTTGTTCCATTACCTAAATCTATTTCAGCAAGACCATCAGCGTCAAGATAAACACCATCTGGAACCATACGTGATAATACTTGTTGTAGCTTTAAATGTGTAAGCTGTATCATGTCAGCAAAACCAGTTATACGCTGTACTAAAGATTCAATACGCCCTTTATACATACGCGGTGCAACTATAGCATAATTCATTTTTACTTTAGTAAAATCACTTTTTGGCCTCATCATATTTTTAGCCATTTCCCACCTAAGTAATTTATCAGTACCTAGTATTAAAGCACCATCATATAAACACTCTATAGATCTATGTAATTTACCAAAGTTATTATCTTGCGGTGGATTAAACGTGTCATCTTTTGGTAATATTTTATCTGCGCCTGTTCCTGTTTCTTTTACTTTATAAACTTCGTTCATGTAAGTTTTATAATTAAAATATAAAACTTGAACTTTATTTGTATCTTCTTCGCTATAACTATAACCTTGGTTATAATTAGTTTTGTTATAATTTTTATTTTTAACTATATCTTCTAATTCTTCCTGTGTTAAATGTGGAAATTGTTTTACAAGTTCGTTTATAGGTATATTTTTTACTTCACCAGCGTAATATATATCATCAAAATAAGGTGATTCAGTGTAAGAATAAACTAAATCAGTTGGATCAACATAATCAACAACTACACCTTCTGAAGTATTAAAAGAAGTTTTAACAGCGCCAATACCTAAAACTGTAAGATCATAGTAAAATTGTTTTTTTATTAACTCATATTTACTACCTTCTAAAAGAGTATTTATAGCTTGTTCTTCTGCTACTTCTACAGCTTGTTTATAACTAAGTTGCATATGCAGTTGTAATTCTTCTTCGCTATCAGGTAAAACTTCTGCTTTACTTTCAGTAAGATCTATACCAAAAGCTTCTTCAGCAAATTCGTTTAATTCTTTAGCTCTCATGTCAGCTAATATACCATCCATATATTCTGTTCTTTTGCTAACACCATATGGATCTTGTGAATATGCTTTTATATCATAAGTACGTTCAGCTATACCGTTTACAACTATGTCAACAAATTTAGGTATAATAGGTACTGGTTTCCAGTCTAAATTAAGATAGGACAAATCACCATTAATAGATAACTCGTCCTTATACTTTTGTATTGATTGCTCGCCTCTAGCATATAATCTTAAATTGTGATAATTATTATGGTTAGTTTGGTATCTATTACTACCTCTTTCAGTATGAAACCACTCAGCTTCAATAGCTTTTGCTACTTTCAAACCATAATCATAGCTCATTTTTTCCAGATCACTTACGACTTGAGAAGGAAAATAACTTTTTACAATCATATTTATTTTTTAATTAATTTTGACATACTGCCTTTGTTTTCATATTTAGCAATACTTATATTTAGTTTAGGTTTTTCTACCTTTGCATTTGGAGCGTATAAATGTCTATTGTTAGCCATAATAGCTAAACCAGAGCTTATAGACGCATCATGCTTTGTTCTTTTATTTATATCAAATTTAGCCCAGTCATTTAAAAGTTCATTAAAATAACAATTACCAAACTGACCATCAGCATTCATACCCACGTGACCTTGAATATACATTTCAATAGCAGCCGCGTGAGCTTGCTTTATATCTTCACTTGAATTTGGTATACCACCTATTTCTTTTTCAGCTGTAGATAATTTATTCCATATTTTATCTGGTCTATTCATACTAAAACCTCTATAACCTCTACGTCTTAAATAATACAATAAACGAGGCTTGTTGTTTTCTGCAAGTAAAGGCATACCATAAAACACTAATGCCATTAACACATCTTCAAAAAATATTTCTGCTGTTTGTGGTCTAGCTAAATACTCTAAAAAAAATTGATTAGCTGGTGCGTCTTCCATGCTAAACTTAGTTAAACCGTGTAAAGCGCCTTTAGAGCCTTTACCGTCTACAGTTCCTGATATATCATACGAGTCACAGCCAAAACCACCCATATGTTCATTACCAGGCCATTTAATACCATTTTTAATTACAACTTTATTTTGCAAATGCTGTGGTGGTACCCAACTTATTTTAAATCTACCTTTTGGATCTGGATAAAATATAACGCTTGAATCTTTTATACCATTAACCCATTGGAAATTACCTTTTGTAATGCCTAATGTTCTAGACATTTCTTCATTGTAATCTATTTGTTCGTATATTTTTACTAAGTTAAATATACTATTTTTTGTTTCATCTCTAAACGCGTGCTCAGTAGTTCTTGGAAACTGTCTGTAAAACTCATTTAATGCGTCTTGATCACCTTTTAAACCATCAGCTTCATTTTGCCAATTGTCTATTACACCTACATCTATTAACTCTCCATGGGGGTCAAAGACTTCATCACTCGGAGTATTGAAGACTGGGCTTCCGTGCTCATCAATAAATCCTTCGTAGTTCCACTCCATTGGGATAAAAAGAGAATATAGTCCAGACGCTGTTTGTCCATTTCTGTTTCGCTTAGTAACGTCGGATGCGTTGTATAGTTTTTTGAAGTTTTCTCCACCTTTGTCTAATGAATTTGATGTTGAGCCCATCATACATTTACCTATAATTCTACTACCTAATCGTAAACATGTTTTTGTAACTCGCCAGTTGTTTAATATATTATCGGGTCTTTCCCATTTGCCACTTTCATCATGTACTAATAATTGAAGCTTTTCTCCGTCATAACTGTTATCACCTGTATTTTTCCAATCAATAGTAGTATCAAGTCCAACCAAGTCTTCCTGCTTTTCGTTAGCAGTAATTTTTTTACGCGTAAACTTACTTGCAGGAACCCTATAAGCAAGCTCAGACTTAGGTCTGTCCATACCGTCTTGAATCGGTTTGAAAAAGAACGGATAGTTGACTGATATTGGTACGACTTTGTCTGTAAACATTTTTTTAGCATCTGCACCTGTTTTAGATAATATACCAAATCTACTATCACTTGCTAAAGTAGCTTGGTTAACTGTTTCAGCTGAAGACATAAAAGAAAAGCCAGATCGTCTGTTTTTAAGATAACACATACCATAACATCTTTTATCTGCTTTGCAAGCTTCCCAGAATATATAAAATAATCTGTTTGCTTCTCTAAAGTCTGGTGCACCTACATCTATTTTGCTCCATTGCAGATACATATAGTGTGTACCTGTTATATATGTTGGTACGCTTTTATTGTCAAACCAGAAACCTTCTTCTCTTCTTTTAAACTCTTCGTCTATGTAATCGTACCACTGCGCTTTTTTTTCTTCAGGATACGCTCTCCAGTCAAATATATTTTTAAGTCTACTTAGTTCTTTTGGATATTCAAATTGTTGCCACTTTTTTACTTCATTAGAAAACACTTGCACTGGCTTTTGTGGCAATGCAATTCGCAAACCTTGTATCTCAAGTATTTCACCGATTTTACCAGTTTTTGATATAACGACAATATCGTTTTCTTTATTATATCCATATTCCCATTTGTTTTTTTTATTAAGCCTTTTTATTGTATTAATCTTAACTGGCTCAACTATTTTAACTAAGTTTTGTTCGTACATTATTTTGATCTACCTTCAGCAAATCCTCTAAATACTTTTTGTTTATCTTCAGGCTCTTTACCTTCTAATAAATTTTCTTCTTCTTGGATTCTATTTAATATTTCAAATGCATCGAATATAGCTAGCTTTTTTGTAGCCGCAGCGTTTTTTAATCTATCAGCTGATATATCATCGTCTGAATCTACAATAGGCTCTTTAGCAACTTTGATTAATTCATCAACTGCCCTCTGCCCAGCCTGGATTATATTCTTCTTCGTCTCCTTGATATTCATATTTAATTGTAATAAATTTTGATAGTAGTCTATATAATTTTTGGCCATCTACAATAAACTCATATTCTGAGCTTGGTCTAAACCCTATTAAATCACCTTCATCAACCGTGCCATCTGTATATTTAACAATACCTACTAAAGGTTGTTCTTTGTCAGTATTTAATTTGTCTGTAGATTTTATTGGTACTACAAAACAATAACCTTTCATAGCTTGCCATTTTCTGTTATGATAGCTAAATATAGCTTTTGGCTTGTGTAAAAATATTTGATCTGGCTGTACTAAATAATTTTCTTCATCAATATAAGCTTTACTGTTTTTTTCTACACCATGTTGATTATGCCATCTTCTAAAAACATTATGATGTACAATTACAGTATCACCAACTTTTATGTCTGTATCACCTACAGTTGGTATTGCTTTTACTATAGCTTCTCTGCTAACATATTGATGATTAAATATTTTAGTATTTACTATTAGCTCTTTACCTTCTATATCTTTAGTGTTGTTGTATCTTGATTTTACAGGTTGTACAACAAAGTTGTAAACCGCTTTCATTAATACTGTAAATTATATTCTACAGATACAGCCATGTTTTTATTAAAATCTTTCCATGGTAAAACATCTTTACCTTTTCTAATGTAAACACTATACTTATCATCTTCTTCAAATATATCGCAAATAGTATGACCACCATACACTTCTTGCCCAACGGCATAGTGCATGGCGTCATTTTTGTAATCTTTACCTATTGATATTTTACGAATCAGCTTGCTCATCTTCTGCGTATTCTATAGCACCGTCCTGTATATTAATATTTACTTTGCCGTACTCTTGCTCAAGCTCTTTTTGTTTTTCTTGAAGTGCTCTTTGAAGTTCAAGAACATCATGCATAATAGCATGTTTTCTAGTTTCAATTCTACCTAGCTCCATTTGAGCTTGGTTTATTGGTGCTACTAAATTTTGAATACTTTTTAATTGTTCTTCAGTAATATTTGTAGGTTTAAGGTCTACTACCTTTTCTTTTTTTGCCATTTTATTTAATTTAAGTTAATTTATTTATTTTTAATACTCGCAGTGAATTATAAAAGTCACTGGATTTGCATTACACAGCTCTTCGTTATCAGCTATAGCGTCAACATTGTTTGCTGTTAAAGTTATGTCTTGCTTGCTAGAACCAAAAGTACCTATACTATCTATAGTACCTACAGAATCACCTGTACCTGTTACTAATACATCTCCAACTGCAAAAACGTTTTCTGCATTTGGATCATTGTTTGCCGATCCCTGTAAGTCTGTTGGTATTGTAGTAGTGTTATCAGCTGATATAGCACCTCTTACTAAAACTGCAGTACCAAAGTCTGGTTCACCAGCTGTACTTGCAACACCTATACATATCTTACCGTTAACACCGTAGCCGTCAAACTTAATACTACCATCTGCACCTATCATTCTTGAAGGCTCAATAATTAAATCAGGATTTTGATTACCGTCTGTATTGTCTGGTGAAGAAACGTTTACAGTATCTATATTATCAGCAGTTGCTGTTACATTGTAAACGCCGACTAAATGTCTAAAAAATCCTGTACCGTTTACAGTAGCATTTACAGTTCCTAAACTTGGAGGCACAGTACCGTCAGAATCAGGGCTTGCAAATATAAGCTCGTAGTTACTAACTTGACTTGTACCATTAGTACCTCTTTCTATACAAGTTACACCTAAAACTTTAAAAGCTTTTTTTGTAGGCACAGTTTTTACCTCCCAATCAGCTACTAAATCTCCATTGCCAAAAGCTGTTATACAGTTTGCTCCACTTATTGTTGGTTTTAATTCTATATTAAAATATCCCATTTTTTTATTTTTTTACTTTTTCTAGTGAACGTCCGCCAAAATAAGCACCGATCACAGTTATTAATACTAATTGTAAAAGATCTACGTATGAATCTTTTACATTGAAATTTATTTTACCAGCGTCAATAAATATAAGTAACATTGTACATACTACTAAAAATATTAATACTAGTGGTCTTATATTTTTGCTTAGCCACGAGTCTGAGTTCATGTCTAACTTCCATCTTTCAGTTACTTGTTTTTGCATCTCAGCTTCGTAACCCATAATTAAATCTTTTATCTTTGCTTCAGCCGCTAGCTTTTCTTCTTTAGTTGTAGTTAGATTATCTAATACTCCTCCTACGTTTTTTACTAATTCACCAGCTCCTGCTGAAAATACTTTTCCTAATATACTCATAATTTATTTTTTAATATCCACCACCACCGCCACTACTAGTAGTAGTTTGTGTACTTGTTATTGTTGGTGCAGTTAAAGATGCGACAGCACTGGCATGGCTTGCGCCTCCCATATAACCTGTTTGGCCTTGATACATATGTGTGTGATAACCCTGAACGTTGTTTTGACTAGCCCAGTCTATTGCTTCTTGAGGAGTTGAATACAAAGGTATACCGTCAATTGTTGTTAATATCATATACTTGCTGTTTTTTCCCAAGGAAAATCATCACCGGCTTCTTTCCACTTGCCATCTACTTTAATCATATCTTTACCATTAATAGTTTCTCTTGGATATGTTATACCATCATAATACACGCTATCATCATTATAAGCTAACTTACCAAGTTTCATGTCTGTAGCGTGTCTCATTTCGTGTAATAATACTTGTCTTTCTTCTTGACTACCAGGTTGTATTTGATCACTAATATATATGCTACCATCCATGTTAGCTTCTCCTAATATACCTTGATCTAACTTTTTTCTAACAACAGGATTTCCAGACACAGAAGCATCGTCTGATTTAAAGCTTAGTTTTTTATTTACAACACCACCACTAGCTAACGGCTGTCTTGCTTTACCTAATTTAAACGCCATTATTTTTCACCACACTTTTTACTTGGATTACCAACCTGTCTCCAGTCTTGTTTTACCCAAGTTTTTAAACTACCACCACTACTAGTACCAGTTACATTACTTTTACTTGAACGTCTATATTTACCAGCTTTACCTGCAGCTCTTTTAGCTCTAACTACTTTAGCCCTTTCAGAGCTACTCATGCTAGCTATTTTAGCTTTAGGTAAACATACTTTAGTAGTACCACCACCTTTTTGTTTTACCTTTGTAGGCGAAGACTTACGGCAACTACCTTTGGCACCTTGTCTTGTACCTGGTACTCGCTCATAACCTTTCCAACAAGGCAGTGGACTATTTTTAGCAAATTTAGACGTTATGTCGTACATTACTTCTTTTTCATTTTCATTTTCATAGCTGAAGCTTTTTTCATCATCATAGCTGATTTTTTAAGCATAGCCATAGATTCTTTTTTCATCTTCATTGCAGCTTTTTTCATTTTAGCTGGAGAAGCATCAACAGCAGCTTTAAATTTACCACTTAACTTACCAGCTGCAGAAGCTGCTTTTAGTTTTGCGTTAAATTTAGCAGGAGCTTTTTTCATTTTAGCAGGTGACTTTTTAGCCATCTTTGCCATTGATTTCTTTTTCATTTTTGCAGGAGCTTTTTTCATTTTTTATTTTTTATATGTTTATACATTGAGTTACCTAATTGTTCGCCCATCTTACTGTCTGACTTATAGTGAGCACGGGCAACTCTACGACTATAAGATATATTTTCACCTGTTTTAGCAAAAGCTGATTTTGCTTTAGGATGCTTATCGCCTAATACCTTTGCTATTAAAATACCTTGAACTGAGTGACCAGAAGGATATGATTTAGTCTTCATTGAAGCCATTTCATAGTTAGGTAGTTTTTTATCTAACTCTTTAGGTCTTGGTCTATTATGAAACTTCTTTAATTCTAAGATTACAGGTGCAGAGTCTTTTATTAACTTAGCAGCAACCTTTTTATCATAATCTTGTACATTATTGTCTTTAGCGGTCTTAGCAAATGCAGTTTCTATATTATCAAACTTCTTTACAAAGTCTTTTTTTAAAGGTATTTTTTTAAGTTCGTTTAACTCTGTATGAGTTGTATAGCCATTATTAGAAGGTGGCTTCATTTTTTTAAACGGACCTATATCAAAATCTTTTAGCACTTTCCTTTTTTCTGTGTTCTAGAAGCCCACATATTAGCATAAGCACTAGGATATACTTTAAATTTTCTTCTTGCAGCAGCTTTACAGCTAGCGCTAAGCTTAGCTAAGGCTGGTGAAGTTTTCATTTTTAATTTTCCTGGACTTGGGTCAGTTTGCTTTCTTTTTCTTTTATCTTGTGTTTCAAACAAACTTTTATTTGTTTTTTTATTAATATGATCTCTTTCATACTCGTCTCTCCAATTAGGCTTTTTAACTACTTTTTGTTTAACTAATTTGTCTTTCAAACCACGCTTTACTCCAGCAGCTCCACCTGATACAAGGCCTTGAGCACTTTCTGCTAAACCTTCTTTCAAATTTTTCTTTAAAGTTTTTTTGCCAGCTTTTTTAGCTTTGTATTTTTTATAACTGCTTTTAAGTTTTCTAGCTACTTCACTACCACCACCAGTCATTACACCTTCTGCAATTCTTTGAATTTTGTTATATCTTTTTCTCTTTTTTTCTCTTTTTGCTATGTTATTATCTCTTGCAGAAACCATTTTAGTAGGTGATTTTTTACCTGCAGCCTTTTCAGCCATTGCGGCTTTTACAGCCATCTGTTGTTTTCTAGGCATGTCTTTTACTTTTTTTCTAGGCATAATTATTTCTTTTTATTAATGTTAAACTTTTTGTTAACTTTTGCTTTTTTAAATTGAGGTGGTTTAAAGCCAGTTTTTTTACCTCTTTTATACATACTTTCTCCTGCTGCCATAATTGCACCTCCAACAAGAGAACCTCTAAGACCTAGTCTAGCAGCTCCACTAACAGCTTTGCCAAGTTTAGGTAATGATTTTTTTGCTGCTCTAGCAAATTGTTTAACGCCAGAAGAAAAATTAGAATTAGTTTTTGAAACAGCTTTTCTAATTTTGCTAGTTGTAGATCGTTTTAAATCTTTAGCGCTAACAGATACTTCAGATTTAAATTGTTTAGCTACATTGCCAAATCCTCTTTTAGCTTTACTGGCAGTTGAAGCAGGTCTTTTACTTATTTTATCTGTTGACCTACCAGTATGCAGTGTTGATTTATTAGGTCGTCTTCCTGGTTTTAATAGTTTTGTAGGCGAGGCATTTTTTAAGCCAGGCCCTTTCATTTTAAATGGTCCTTTTTTCATATTTTTATATTTTTTAACATTTCCACCTACGTCTAGCTGCTTTACCTCTTTCACCAGTCCAGCCTTTTGATCTAGCACAGAATGATTTTCTTCTTTTAGCAGCTTTACTACCTGGTTTAACTTTACCAGTAACTGCGGTTTTTAATTTACTTCCTGGGTTTTTAGCTCTATATGATGCAACACCTTTTGCAGTCATACCCGCACCTTCTTCTACAGTTCTAAAATTACGACCTTTACCTTTAGTTGTTTTTCTAGGCTCATTACTTTTCATTAACGGTGAGCCTAAGTTTCTACGTCTACCACAGCTAGATACAGGAAAAGGGTTACCGCTCTGAACGTAACCCTCAGACTTATTAAACATTTTATTTTGCATTGGTGAGCCTGGCATTGTTATAATCTTTTTCTATTAGGATTTTTTCTTTTTCTTTTAACATTACCTATAACTTTTTTAGCTTTATCTCTTACGCCTCTTCCTATACCAGATAATACTCCTCCTCCAAAAGATAACCCCGCTACTTTTGCCGCAGCTCCGGCTGCTGCTGGAAATGCTGCAGCTGTCATAAGTGCTCCTGCTGTTGGTAAAGCAGCTTGAACAAGATCACGCCCTGTTTCTCTTAATTCAGATTTAAGTTTTGCACGTCTTTGCTTACGAGTAGTTTGAGAAGTTATTCTACCTTTAGGACTTTTGTGGGTAACAGTAGGTCCTGCAACTCCTTTTTTAAACTCACGCGTTTTAGTATAACCATCTTTAAAAGTTTTAGTAGTTTTAAAAGCTTTTTTCTTACCAGGCTTAAACTCTTTAACTTTTCTTACAGTACCATCTTTTCTTGTTCTAGTAACTGTTTTACCACCATCTGGATTTATAGTTACTGTTTTTTTCTTTGCAGGTGATTCTTCAGCTCCAAAACCACTAAAGCCTTTCATTTTAAATGTTGATTCTTTTTTCATTATCTATTTTTATCTTTAATCATATCGTCTATAGCTTTATTATAAACTTTATCTGTATATGATTTGTTATTATAGAATATACTACGCTCTGATGTAGGCATGTCTTCTTCGCCTAATAATATACGATATATTCTATTTATTAATTGTTTACATCTATATGATGTTTTGTACACACTATATTTTATAGTGGTACGGTTTCTATGTCTCCACACGTCTATCCAACCTTGTTGTCTAAGCCTGTCCCATCTGGCTTTATCCCAAGAAAATGTATATACTCCGTCCATGAAATCTTTTCGTGTGAATCTTCCTTCACAATCTAAATAAAATAAAAGTTCTAAGTCTGCGTCTAATATCCCGTAAGTCTTACAAGCCCACTTTCTAGTGAGCCTGTAATACTTAAGGATATTCATTTCACGCAAATCTTGCGCGGTTAATCGCATTTAAATTATGCTAATGCAACAAAGTCATCTGATTTACCAAGACCTTTAGCATAGAATTTACTTCCATCACATTCAATTTCAACGTGGTCACCTAAAGCAGGTGTTCCTTCGAAAGTAATAGTAGTATGACCTGCACTATCTAAACCGTCATCAGTATCATCAATTTCTAATATTGACATTTGAGAAATAATAACATCAGTGTCAGAAGCAGTGTTTTCAGTAATAACATAGTTATTAGAAGTTGTTACTGTAGCAACTACGAATCTAGCGTTCCAACCTGCTCCAGCAGTAGCAGCTGCAGGAAGTTTAATAGCAGATAATCCAGCTGCAGCGTTTAAGAAAAACGTTTTACCAGAGTCTGCAGGTGCAAGATCTTTGTTTGCCGTAAGGCTTTCAGTTCTTTTATAGCTTCCTTTAGCAGTAGTTATAGCGCCACAAGAAGTAATGTTATCATCAATATACTTAGAGTTAATGTCATCAGCTACAACTGTAACTGGATTTTTAGAACCAGCTAAAGCAGCTCCTAAAGTTTCCATAACTTGTACTTCTTTACCAGCAGTAAAGTTTAAAACTACAGTGTCTACAAACGCATTGTCGTTAGCAGCGGCAAAAGTAATTTCTAACGTAGTGTTACCAGTAACATCAGCACCTCTAAAGTTTGCAGATGAATTCATATAAGAGTCATCAGCAGCCGTGTGAAATACTAAATAATTTTGTCCGTCCATTTTTTTTTATTTTTAATAATTAATAATTTGTTTTTGTTTTTAAGTTTGAAGTTTGGGGTTTATGGTTTAGGTATCAATTAGTACCACATCCATTGATCGGATTACGTGGTATAATGTTTCTTTATACTGAACACCGTGTCCAGCGTGTTTATCATAATAGACAATATCATTGTCTTTAATACCTTCTACAAGGTTACCAGTTGATATTACTTTGGCTTTTATATACCTATTATCTGCATCTACGTCTTCTGTAAGTATAAGCCCACCAACTGTCTTTGGTCCTTGTTTTATTTTTTGTACTATTATATAGTTATTTACTGCTTGCATCTCCTCTCATGTTTGAAATTATACAATCAGCGGATATAATAGTAGTTACAACACTTACCGCATTTTTAAGTGCTGACTTAGTTACAAGTACTGGATCTATAATACCTTCTTGTATCATGTTACACTCAGTGTTATATTTTACATTTACACCTACACCATCTGTAGGCTCTGCTGCTTTATATATACCAGCATTATCTAGTATAGTTTGATATGGTGCTCTTATTGCATTTAGCAATATTTTTTCAGCTTTATTGTCAACGTTATAAACTACGTTCTGCGCAGCGTTTAATAGCGCAATACCACCACCAGATACAATACCTTCTTTTAAAGCTGCCTTTGTAGCATATATAGCATCTTCAACTCTATCTTTCTTTTCTTTTAATTCTACTTTAGATGCTGCGCCTACACGTACCATACCAACTTTACCTGATAACATTGCTAGTCGATCTTGTATTTTTTTCTTTAAAAATGGATCTTTTTCCTTTTTTATAGCTTTTTTTACGTTTTCGATGCGATTTTGTAAATCTATATCTAAATCTAGTGTAGTAATTACTGTATTTTTGCTATTTGTAACAGCTTTATCAGCTTGACCAAGGCAATCAACAGTAATTAGGTCCATATCATCGCCTAATTCTTCATTTATTACTGTTGCACCGGTTAAAAATGCTAAATCTTGTATTGTATCTTGCTTAGTTGGGCCAAAACCTGGTAAATCTACTATATTTACCTTAATATTACCCTTAACTTTGTTCATCATAAGGGCTGATTTTAGCTGTTGATCAACTTGTGCTACTATAAGTAGCTCTTTTTTGTTCTTTATAACATGCTCTAGTATAGGTTGTATCTTACGTATGTTAGGTATTTCGCTACCTACAATCAAAACTAGTGGTTCTTCAAGTACAGCTTCATGTTTTTCAGTATCTGTAACAAAATGTGGTGATGTTATACCACAATCAAACTGTACACCATCAACAATATCAACATACGTATCTTCAGTTTCTGATGTTTCCATAAATACTACACCATCTTTACCTACTTTGTTGTATGCTTCTGCAATAATTATACCTAAATCTCGGTCATTATTGCAACTTATACTACTTACATCTTCAAGCATACTGCCTTCTACGTCTATAGCAGTATCTGTAAGGTATTTATTTACTATTTCTAATGCAGAGTTAATACCATCCTTAATATCTCTTATAGAAATGTCTTTATATTCGTCTTTATTTACTTCTTTAATTAGTGCTTCAGCAAGGACAGTAGCTGTAGTAGTACCGTCACCTGCTTCTTTCACTGTATTTCTGGCTGCTTCCTTAATAAGTGTAGCACCGAGGTTTTCAACCGGGTCATATAAGACAACAGATTCTGCTACTGTTACTCCGTCTTTTGTAATGACCGGGTTGCCTCTAGCATCTTCGTATATTACACACTTACCAGATGCACCTAGAGTAGACTTCACCGCTTTTGCTAGTTTATCTACACCCGTAATTATTTTACTTTTAGCTTCATCACCAAAATTTAACTGTTTGATGAGTTCACTGGGTTGGTTATATTCCATTTAATTAAATTTATTTTATTAGTATACTATTTGAATGTTTTAACTACTTTAGGTCCTGCTGATGCTTCAATCTTTTTAGCAAAGTGATCGATGCTACCATCAATTGCCGCTTCAGCACCTTCAATAGTTTCTCGCCTAGTTACATCGTGCCATGTTTCATCTTCTACATGT